CAGGTAGACGACAAGGCCGAGATTATCGGCATGCAGACCAGCGGCAGGCCTCAGATTGCGACGGGCGAAATCGTTGGCGCTAAGCAGATGATGACCGGCACCGAGGAATTTAAGGGCTTGATCGAGGTAGGCGCGCAGATGTTCCGCACCGGCTTGTTTCCGCCGAACCCACAGAGCCAGATTTGCGGCGAGAAGTATTGCCCGCGCTGGAAATCTTGCCCATATAAAGCGTGACACAATCAACCTTTGTGCTATCCTTTGCGCGTCGCTGCTACATTTACGCACGCGCAAGAGGATCACCATGGACCCACTACTTAAAGCAAAAGAGCTGGCCGAAGCGCTTGGCGTCAACCCGGAAACGGTGCGGCGCTGGGCGCGTGCCAAAAAAATCCCGTTCGTCCAAGTTGGCAACAGCCGCCGCTATAACCTGGCTGCCGTGATTGAAGCCAACACCAAAAACCTGCAGGAGTCAGACCAGTGAACGACACAACCAGCATTGCCCAGCTGCAGCAGTCTGCGGTTGCAAAGCCAAAAAATGACGCACCTATGTCGCTGACTACAGGCGCAGGGTTTGAGCAATTGCAGCGCGTAGCAAACGCACTCAGCCAGTCATCGCTTGTGCCGGTGCAATACCGTGCCTTTGTTGAGCTGAAAGACAAGGGGAAAGTGGTCGGCTACGAAAAGAATGGGGCAGGCCTTGCCAACTGCATCGTCGCGCTGAACATGGCGACCCGTATGGGCGCTGACCCGCTGCTGATCATGCAAAACCTTTACGTCATCGAAGGCCGCCCGAGCTGGTCCAGCCAGTTCATTATCGCCGCAATCAACAGCTGCGGCCGTTTCAGTCCGTTGCGTTTTGATATTAGCGAGCCAGGCCAGCCGGTTAATGTTGATTACAGCGCAACCGTTTGGAAGCACGGAACAAAGCAGCAAGAAAACCGCACGGTCAAGGTTCAGCACCAGACTTGCCGAGCATGGGCAATCGAAAAAGAAACCGGCGAGCGCATTGATGGCCCAGTGGTCAGCATCCAAATGGCTATCGACGAGGGCTGGCTGACCAAAAACGGCAGCAAGTGGCAGACCATGCCTGAAATCATGCTGCGCTATCGTGCCGCCAGCCTTTTCGGCCGCCTGTATGCGCCAGAACTGCTAATGGGCCTGCAAAGCGTTGAGGAAACCCGCGACGTGATCGAGCCCCGCGACACAGATATTGTCGGCGCAGTCGTGCCAATTGCTGACCTGCGCGACGACGAGCCAGCACCGCCCGCGATCATCGACGACGAGCCGGAAGAAGCAGGCGAAACCGTCAACACGCAAACCGGCGAAGTCACCCAGGCAGAGCCTGAGCCAGTTGTAAGCCAGCAGGTTACAACTGAGCCAGAAGCAGAGCCGCAACAAACTGCGCCGCGCACCCGTAAACAAATGCCAGTAATGGAGTAACCGCAATGTCAGCCCCCACCATCGTCGAACAGTACGGCCATGCTGACCGCTTCAAGGCGGTGCTGGTGGCTGCAGAGCTGAACGCATCCACGGCCTGGGAAATGGAATTTACAGACGACCTGCGCGAGCGCTTCGAAAAATGGGGCTACCGCATGCAGATCAGCAACACCCAGCGCACGCAGTTAAACCGCATCGCTGGCGAATTTTGATAAACACAACCCGAGGAAATACCAGATGAAGATCGATCAAAAAGCAGTATTGGCCCGCGCTGAACGTGAAGGCCTCACCCCGTCAGAAGTCGCGGCAGAGCTGCTGACGCACGACCTTGTAAGCAGCGCCCTAAGCGTCATTCGCGGCCACGCCGTAGCCTTCAAGAACATGAGCCAGCAGCAACAAGACGACGCCATCCAGCAACTGGCTGACGACACCAAGAAGGCCGTCGATAACGCGGTGCGCATCATCGCGGGCGCTGGCAGCAAAGTGGTACGCATGAAGCTGAAAAAGGTCGCCATCGGCACCAATTATCAAATCCAAGGCACCGCTGACCGCACCGAGGAAAACCTGCACGCCCTTTGTGACAAGGCCCAGGATCAGAGCGATGTGCTGATTATCCTGTTTGAGCAGGACTACCACCAAGGCCTCGACCTGATTGAAGGCGAGAAGGATCAGAAGGCGCTGCCGTTGGAAGGCGAGAAGCCAGCCAAGCCCGAAAAGAAACCCCGCGCCAAGTCAGCCGGCGAAATCGCCAAGAAGATCGTAGAGCTGCCACCCGGCTTTGTTGATCAGGCTCGCGCCTTTGTAGTCGAGTTTCAGAACGGCACCATTGCCGGGCTGCAGAACCAGCTCAAGTGCAGCATTGACAAGGCCCGCGCCGCGCATGACGTGCTGGTCAGTGAAGGGCTGTTGTCAGAAGAAGCCGACGAGCATGGCAACCGCCAATTCGTGCGCCAGCAAGAAGCGGCCAAGCAAGACGGCCAAGAAGAACAGCCCAAGCCGAGCGACGATGACGATGTGGTCGACGCTTCATGGGAGCAAATCACCGCCGTCGATGATGAAATCTATGTGAAGGCTAAAACGGCCGTGCTTAAAGACCGCCGCGTCAGCGTCACCTTTATCAAAGGCGAAACCGGTGCAGGCGACGAGCTGGCCCAGGCCATTCTCGCGCGCCTTGAGGCTGATGGCGTGGTCAGCGAAGTGAACGAAATGGGTGGCCGTACCATCCTGATTGACTGACGGAGAAGCGCATGGCCTGCATCATCATTTGCCACTGCACGACGAGCATCACCGGCAAGGTCACACGCCGAGGAAGCGAGCCGCGCGGGCCAGTGACTTGGAGCGCCAGCGCTTGGTTTGTCATGCCGAACGGCGAGAAGCACACGCATAGCGCAATCATACCGGGGCAGACGGTCCAAAGCCTTGCCCCGGCCATGGGCGCGCTAATCGACAGCCTTATTGCGGATCATGGCAACGAAGTGCAAAGCGCTGGCTGGACTGCCACGGCACACGGCAAGAAGAAAAAGCGGAAATAACGATTGACTAGATGGCCAAGCGCTATATTATTTGTGGCGCTTGGCCATTTTTATTTGAGGAATACGGATATGCACCTACAGAAGATTGAAGTTTCAAACGTGCTGGGCTTGGCCCGCGCAGACATTGCCATTGGTGGCGGTGTGCTGCTGGTGGCTGGCGACAACGGCAGCGGCAAGACTTCGCTGCGCGACGCGATCAGCATGGCGCTGACCGGCGAGCCGTGCCGCGTCAGCAAAAAGAAAGACCTTGACCAGCTGCTTCACAACGGCGCAAAGAAAGGCCGCGCCACGGTTTACAGCGCTGGCGAAATCCTTGGCGAGATTAAGCTGCCAAAAGGCGAGTTTGCCGGTCCAGACTTTGCCGGCGCTGAATACCTGCCGCTTGTTTTGAGCCCGTCCAAATTCGCCGCGATGACCAACGACGAACGCCGCGCCATGCTTTTCAAAGTGACCGGCTGCCAGGTCAGCATGAAAACCATCGAGCCGCTGCTGATCAAGCGCGGCATTGATATGGCGCTGTTTGCGGAAGTGCAGGCCATGCTGCGCTCTGGCTTCCCGGCTGCTGCAAAGTACGCGCAAGAGCAAGCGCGCGACGCCAAAGCCGACTGGAAGGCAATCACCGGAGAGCAGTGGGGCAGCGAGAAGGCCGAAAGCTGGGAAGTAGAACTACCAACCGCCGCCACGCCTACTGACGAGCAGATCAAAGCCGCTGACGCCGCCGTCGAGAAAGTCATGCAGGACATTGCCAACGGGCAAACCTTCCTCGGTCAGCTGCTTGAGCAGAAGCGCACGGCTGCAACCGAAGCGCAGCGCATCGAATCACTGCGCGCGCAGGCTGGTAACCTTGAGCGCGCCAAGGCAAAGCTGGCCAGCACTGAAACCGACCTGGCTGTTTGGGTGGCCAAGGCCGCCGACCTGGCCGCTCAACTGGCAGCGGCTGAAAACAACGCAGGCGGTTGCGAATGCCCAAGCTGCGGCGCTCACCTGAAAATCGAAGGCGCGCACCTCAAGGTTTACCAGCCGACGGCAGAGCCGACCGCGCAAATAACTACGCTTGAGCCAAAGCTGAAAGAGGCAGTGAACGCCCGCGATATGCTGCAACGCGCGCAGCGTAACGACCTGGCCGCCATCGCCGCCGCTGAACAGGCCGCCGCCGCACTGCAAGAAGCAGAAGCCGCGCCGCAATTCGACGCCGCCAAACTGGAAAAGACCGAGCTGGCGCTGACTCAGCTCAAGCAATTGCTCGCCAGCGAGCAAGCCAAGGCGCACGCCCTCAAAGACTTGCGCGACCAGATCGATAACGCCGCGACCACCACGCAAAAAGCTGCGGCCGTACACGCCAAGATTGCCGCCTGGCTGGCCATTGCCGACGCCATGCTGCCGGATGGTGTGCCGGGCGACTTGCTCAAGATGGCGCTGGCCCCGATCAATCAATCGCTTGAGCTGCTGGCCAACCTGGCAGAGTGGCCAATCGTAACGATCACGCCGGACATTGAAATCACCGTAGGCGAGCGCGCTTATCTGCTGGCCAGCGAATCGCAGCAATGGCGCGCTGATGCACTGATCGGCATTGCCATCGCCCAGCTCACCGGCTTGCGCATGGTGATGCTGGACCGCTTCGACGTGCTGTCTCTTGCTGGTCGCGGCCAGTTGCTTGGCATGGTTTGCGAGCTGGTCGATATGGGCAGCATGGACACCGTGATCATGCTCGGCACCATGAAAGGAATCCCCAAAGCCTTGCCGGGCCAAGTTACCCCGGTATGGATCAGCGGAGGCATTGCGGAAGCACCGGCAGCATGATTAACCCATTTACTCACCCGCGCCGTTATGCGGCGCACGTCGAACGCAAGACAGCAGAACGCGGGCGTGCAATGTCCGCGTCACTGTCAGCAAAACAAGCAGCTGAACGCTTGGGCATGACAACAGAAGCCGCTGAACAACTCGCCGCGAAATACGGTTACGCATACAACGAGGATGGACGGACACATGAACGAAAACACGCAAACCGATAGCCGCACCGCCGACAAGTTTGTGGTGCGCCTAAAGCCAGGCATGCGCGCCAAGGTTAAGGCCCGCGCCAAGGCTGATAACCAGACCATGAATGATTGCGTTGTCACCGCTGTGGAAAAGCACCTGATGCAAGGCGCTGCTTTTGACGCGCTGCTGAAACTGTTCGAGCAATCCATTGCCCCCCAAACCGGCACGTTTGTATCAATCCAGCGCAAGCATTTGCTGGCGCTATACAACGCGGCAAGCCGCACCATAACGCCAGCCAGCGAGCCAATGGCGGCCGCTGCTGCAATCCTGCACATACCGGAGTAGGCCAATGATCACCATGCTTTTCGCGGCACTGTGCATCGCATACGACGGCAACACTAACTGCGTAGACCGCCAAGTTTTCCCGGCCGGCTTGTGGGAAGGCCCAGCGGCGCATGAGGAATGCGAGGCTGAGCTGATTGCATCGCGCCACCGGCTCAGCAAGGAAGGGCTGGCGCATCACTTTGAGCTGTATTGTGAAACTACGCCGTCAGGCGAATAGCGTGCAAAGAAAAGCCCGGCACTGCGCCGGGCTTGTTCGTTTCTGGCTACTGCCCTATTGCCCTGATCCCGTCATAGGTTCGCTCACAGGTTCCACCGGCAGCCCTTGCTCGCTCAGCAATTTCTGCCATCGCTCGGCCTTCTGCTTCCATGCTTGCAAGCACTTCGGCAAACACTCCTGCGGCGTCGGCCCTTGCCTGGCGCTCGGCGGCAGTTCCGGCATTACAGGCAGCGAGCCGGGAAGCAAGGCGGCTTGCTTCGGCGCGCACCCCGGTAGCAGTAGCAGCAGCAGCGGCAGCATCAGCGCGAGCCTGATCAATTTCAGCATGGCCATTCTTCCCCTCAGTATCTGCAACGGTTTGCTGTGCACGCTCAACCACGCGCACCACGGTAGCGGTTTGCAGCGCATCCTGCGCAATCCCTTCACCAAGCCGCCAGCCGTTGACCTTCCAGCCAGCAGCGAAGCCAACGGCGGCAACCAGCCCAAAGATAACGGCGCGCTCTGCAATCGCGGCGATCATGCTTCACGACTCGAAAGCTGGCCGCCCTCGATCAGCGGCAGCGGATCAGTAGGCAGCAGCACGCCAGTCGGCCAGCGGTAACCAGTCACGCGATAAACCGGGAAAACCCGCACGTTCACCGCGTCGGCCTGATTGCCGCCAAGGATCAGCAGATTGCCAGCCTTGTCGCGGCCAACGCAGAAACCGACGTGGCCACCACCCTGGCGACTGAAAACCACGACGCAGCCAAGCACCGGCTCGCTGATCACCTGGCCCCAATCAAGGTACGAACGCGCCGACTCAAAGCGGCTGCTGCGAATGCCAGCACGCTCAAGCATTGCGCCGACAAAGGCCGCGCACCAAGGCGTTTCATCGTCCTTAATCCCGCCCCGTTTAATATCGCGCCACATCTGCAGAATTTCAGGCGCGTGCTGCGGGCCTTTAATTTCCTTTAGCCCTTCAACTTTGCGCGCCTCAACAAGCCATGCCGGATTTAAATTAACCATACGCAGCAACTCCTGATAATAAACGAAAATTTAAATGGTATACCCGGCGCTATATTGGGAAATCCCCTTTAATCCAGATGCCGTCCATGACCCGAGATCGGCCCCACGGAAAAAACTTATCACCCCGGACGGCGCAACAATCCCCGTGCAGAACTCAGCAATGCCCGAGTTGACCCCACGAAACCCACAATACCGGTTCGCTAGCGGGGTCAGGAATACAGGCAGCCCGGTTAGCGTCATCGTATTGCTGTTGCTTGTGCCAGAAACGTCCTGCGTAAGCGAAAGCGTAACCGCGCGGTCAGATACTGAGTAATGGATTGACATAGTTGGCGATGTGGTACAGCCGGTTAAGGTAGCAGTAAACTGACCGTAAATTTCACCGATTAAACCGCTCAGATCAGAAAGCGAAAACGGACTTGTTACGCCGTCAAACCCATTTTGCAAAAACCGGATTGTCTTAGTTGGGGTATTTCCAACAAGTACGCCAAGCTCTGATACTTTTGCAGCAAGCGCCGGGGTCTTTCTTGAAAAGGTATTATGAGAAACATCGATATCGGTCCAGTTGCTGCCATCAAAGCTAAGGCATGCCGGAAAGTCTGTAGCCCCGGAACCCGCACCTGGGCTTGTCACGTCAGCAATTCGATTATAAGAAATCGAATATCTACGAACATTTGAATTTACGCGAATCCCTTTTATGTTCGATTCATTGACAGTGTTTGAAGAAACATCACCGTCCTCTGCGTTTTCAACAAATATTGAGCCAAGAGCTGATACAGGGTCGCCATGACCAATGATGTAGTTATGGCGGATGTGATTATGAAAATTGCGCACCGAGCTGCTAGGGCCAACATCCCATATGGCTTCCCCTTTTTTCTGTGTCCCATTTGAGTTTGTGCCGGTCAATGTGTTGATTATTAAGTTGCCGGATACAACGCAATTAGATGCACCAGCAGTAGTTAAGTTTGTAAGTATTGCCGCCCGCCGGCAATTGATAACAGTGTTGTCAGCAAAGATGCAGCGGTTACCGCCGTGCGTATCAAGTCCGTGCCACGTTGGTATATTTTTGACCAGGTTCATTGCTGCGATGCAGTCAACGCTTCTCGGGTCTCTAATGAAGTCCGCCGCATTAACAAGCGAGGTGAACGTAATCCCATAGGCGTTCAACTCCCCGGAAACCGTCTCACCATGCAGCGTGTCAACAGTATTTTGCAGAACTTTGCAATTACTGCCGGAGTAAATAAAAACACCGCCATAGCCAATGTTTTGGATTTTGTTGTTTGTGATTTCTGAATCTTTTACAAAAGCCAGATCAATTGCATAATTGCCAAAACCACTTATTTTACAATCTTCTATAACTAATCTATCGAGAAAGGTAGGGGCCACGCCTGGGCCATTCCGCACGCCGTAACCTTTTATAGCCGTGCCATTTACCGCATAACCGCCGCCAGGGCCGGTTATGGTCAGGCCGAATATCCTGCACTGTGCCGCTATCTCAAGCGCAATAATCTGTGTCTGACACAAAATCACTGCGCCGTAACCGTTTATTATCGTCCCTGCTGGCAGTTCAATGGTTGACGTTACCCTGTATGTATTCCCTGGCACGAAATTTACTAGGCCGCCAGCTGCTGCGCTTAGCGCGTCCTGCACTGCGTTAGTGTCGTCCGCCACTCCGTCCCCAACAGCCCCAAAGTCTAACGGCGTTAAACTATCGCCAAGCCGTTGTGCAACGGTTCGACCTTTGTAGCCGACAAGCCCAGCGCCCTTTATGGGATTCGTCGGATTTGCCAAGTCTTGACGCAAGGCTAGCGAGCTTTCGCTGGCCGCATCAATTGCCACCGGGTTGCCGTTTTCGTCAAAGCTCAATATGCGGTTTGCGCGCTGAACAGCACTTGGCAACCGATTAGGCACAGGGTCAAAATCTTGAACGCGCAACGTCCGGTCTAACGCGCCCTGCGATTGCTGGACAAGCATGGTCAATCGGTCAAAAACCGTTTCATGCACTTCTGGGAAAAAACGCCCCTGGTTCACAATGTCGGTTGGTTGCGTGGCAGGAATAATTCGCTGCACAAACAGCGTGACACCGACCGGAACCGGTGCAGAAGTTGTAAGCACGCCGGTAGCTGCGCCAGCTTCTTCTGGTTCACCAGCACCGGTCAAAAGGTAATCAATGCCCAGCGTCAGCGGAATGGCTACGCCAGTAGCGTCGTCGATAGCCTTGGCTATCACATCGCTATTTGCAAAAAACCGGAACGGCAGCGAAAAGGCAGTTGCTGCGCCGTTGCCCGAAAATGATGCGCGGTCTGTACTGCTCGAAACTGTCATAGATTTAAGCCCTTTTATTGATGTAACCATTTAACTCTCGGCAGCAGCTTGGCCACATTCCCGCGAGCGTAAAGGATCGGGATAAGCGCGCAGGCCACAAACAGCGTAGGCCAAAGCTCGCCCATTGCTGAGACTTGGTCCGCGCATTGCAGCGCGGTAAGCATTGAAAAGGTGGCCCAGCTTAGCGCCGCGCCCATTGTGCACGTTGCCATCATGCTCACCACCGGCCTGCGCCGCGCAGTCGGATCGTGGTAAATGCCCAGCGCGACGGCGATCATCAGCAGCATGAGACAGCGCAACACCAGAAGAAACATGCCCAGTTCTAAAGTCATTTATCAGTCACCCCGCTTGCGGAATGGGAAAGCTACATCTAACAGCGACTGCACCCACGGCGGCAGGTTCCCGTTGCGTTTGATCACACTGCCCCAGGCGATAAAGACCAGCACCGCAACAGCCGCAACAACAGCCGCGACCAGCATGCTCTTTTGAGAGTAAGGCGGCCCGTCGCCATAGCAGAAAACGCCAGCCGCGTACCCAATGCCCCAGCTAAAAACGCTGTAGAGCAAGCGCTGCAGCCCCCGCGAGGCAGAAGGAAATGCCAAGTAGAAGCAGCAGCCGAAAGCAGCCCCCGCCGCCGCGTATGGGTTCATGGCCGCCAGCATCATCAGAGCCAGCGCCGCCACCCATTGCCATCCGTGTTCGATCATCCCCACCCCCTGCGCTAAGTAATGCGCAGATGTTAGCGCCGCGCGTGGCACGGCGCACCCGGTTATTTGTCACGGTTGCCGGTGAACAACTCCCACCACGGCGGCGTTTCGCCTTCGCCTGCACGGTCCAGCCAGTCGATGACGCGATTTGTGGCGATGCCTGGCGTCTTTGTTGCCGTGCCAACCAGCGCAACGACCGACTTCAAGGCCGTCACGTCCGCATCGCCTTGCTTGGCCTGCACCACGGCATTGCCGAACTGCTCGGCAAAAATATCGACGCTACTGGTCCCGCCGCCAAAGCCCTGAATGCCCGACACAATCGGCCGACCAAACGGCGGAAGGCCAGAGCCCACCGATGCGAAAGTTTCCCATGCCGCCGTGCCGGTCCACGCTGCAACTGGCTCGTCTTCTTCCTCGTCGGGAATGTTGCCCTTGACCAGCGCAAACATAAGCCCCTCAACAGTGAACAGCAGCGCCATATCAACGGCCCAGTTCACCGCCTGCCCTATGTCCCTGAAATCCGTTTCACTGGTGCGACGGCGAGCAATGGCCATCTTGCGAATCATGTAACCGGCCAGCGTAGTAAGCCCGCGCACCAGCTCGTTCTGCCTCGTCTGCCGCGTCAGCGTCCCGCGCTCCATTGCCGAACGATCGGCAAACACGCCAGAGCCTGCAGCCTCGACCACGCGCTGGTCGGCATACGTCACCAAGTCCTGGCCAACCAAGTCCATAGCCATGCCCTTCTCGTATGCGCCCAGCCAGGTTACGGCGTCCATGTACATCTGCAGCTTGTTCTGCAGCCAGAAGCCGGCCGTTGTCATCGCCTGGCGCCAACCACCTTTTCCGGCCATTTGTTCCTGCACCAGCGCCAAATCTTTGTTGAACGAATCCATGCGGGCCTCGCGCATGTAATTAGATAACTCGTACATCTGGTTCCACTTGGCCGGATTGAACGAATCGCGGTAGCCCTTCACTGCGTACCGCTTGCCCAGCACTACCAGCGGATGCGTACCAGCCAGGTTAAGCATGGAGTTGGAAAGGTTGAACAGCATCACGTTTGCCGTGAAGCCAACACGCAGCCAGCGAGCCGACGCAGACACATAGCCGCTATCGACGCGCTCGCCCTCGGCTGTGTCCTGCATCCAAATTTCCAGCGCCGTAAACAGCTCTTTGACGTTCGCCTTCTCGAAAGCGCCCTGCACTTCCTTGTCGTGCAGGAACCGCCAGGCCTGATTCACCGGGTCGGTCATCACAATATCGCGCACGACTTCGTTTAAATGGCTGGTCACAACAGAGAAGTCCAGCTTCACCGGGCGGCCACCCGAACCAACGCGCTCGATCTTGTGGCCTTCTGGCGTGTAAGCCTTGGCAGTGCGGCCTGCGGTCATGTTCTTGAAGGCGTTGGCTGTCTCGTCCTGGCTGGTTTTAATGCTAAGGTCGCCGTCGTACTTGAGCGGGAAATAGCCACCCTTCAACACGCGCACCTTGCCATCTGCAAGCCTAACCGGATAAGGCGAGCCCTCGACCTTTGCCGGTGCCACTCCGGTGCGGCGCGCTTCCAGCTCGGCAACTTCTGGCCAGAATTTATCGATCCACGACCACAGCGCCTCAACAAAATCTGCGTCGTTGCTGTCCAGGCGACTCATTACCGACTGGATTGTTTCGGCCGTCCAGATACCGCGCTGCTCGCTTAGCAGCGCCTGGCGATTGCCTTCGTTGCCCATGTTGGCCATGAGCATGACCATCTGCATGCGGGTCATCGAGTCGCCAATTTCAGGCACGGCAATCAGCTTGCTCGGGTCGTTCATTCCTTTTAGCTGGTCGTCGGTATAAAACTGCTTAATCAGCTCGGCAAGGCTTTGGTGTTCGGCCTTCTCGCGGATCAGCGCATTACGGCCGGCAACCTGCACAGGCGTGGTGATGTTCTCCTGCACCGGGCCAAGCTCGTCTTGGCCGTCAAGCTCGCGGGAAATCTGATCAGCCGGCAGCGTGCCAAGCCACTCGCGGCCCCATCGGCGGATATTGTCCGCGAACGACTTATTGAAGTTGCTGCTGCGAGCCTTTGAACCGTTCAGCTCAACCGAGGCAACAATGGCGTCGCGCAGCGGCTCAAACTCAGCCAGGCGGTCGCCCTTCAATACCGTCAGCTTGTTCTTTGCCATCTGGTCAATCTGGCGGATCATATCAACCACATCGACCAGCTCGTCCACAGTCAGGTCGCGCCAGTTGGTACGCTCTGCCCGGTCAATCAGCAGCCACTCGGGCGGATTGACCACAATATGCTCGCCTTGCATTAACTGCAGGAAGGCCATCAGGCTTTCACGCTGTTGACGAATAGCGCGGCGCGGCGTGCCGAACTCGTACTTAGTCAGCAGCCCATCGACTTGCTCAAGGAAATTGAAAAGCGGCGTGACCTCGGCCCCACCCTCGACAGCGGCCAGGTCGGCGGCCTTCTTCGTGGCGACGTACTCAATGCGGCCGTCAGGATACGCAACCTCGTAGTTCTCAACGCTGGCCTTCTGCAGCCGGTTACGCTTAGCGCCGGCCTTCGTGTATGCCTTCGCCTGGTCGCGCTTCTTCTGCGCCAGCTCCTGCGCCTTCACCGCCTCGCGGTATAGGTGCAGGTTCATCAGCTGCTTTTCCTTTTCCTCGTAGGCCTTGGGCATATTGCCGTCCAGCAGCGCAGACTCGACGGCCTTGGCCGCTTTGTTGCTGGCACGCTGGAAGCTGTACGGGATCACATCGCGCAGCTTGAGGCGGGCAATGTGCTGGCGGGCTGCCTCTTTGATAATCCGGTGCTGCGATGCCTTGCGCCCGGCCTCACGCGCCAGCGTGCGCAGCTGGATAGCCTGCACCTCGGCCTCGCGCTCACCCACCGCAACCATGGCCTTCTCGGCCAGCGTGCCGTCAACGCGCGGGTCAGGGTAGCGCTCAGCCATGCGGCGCTCGGTTTCGGTCTTGATAGCCTCGGCCAAGCTCGGCACCGCGCGCATATCCATCAGCATCGCAACCGGGCTGTCATAGCCCAGCATGCTCGCGGCAACCTCCGGGTGCATGCCGCCCTCGCGCACACGCGCACGGCCAAGGAATCGCGCCTCTTTGCTTTTGCTGCCAAACAGCTCAGTGACCGACGCAGAGTCAAGGCGCAGCGGACGGCCCAGCTCAGGGTGCGGCGTATTGCCGAACAGGTATTTGCGCGCCTGATAAGGCTGGCTATTTTCCAGCTCGTCGCGCACCTCGCGCTCGACTGCCTTCTTCTGGTCCCTGTACCACTCCTGATCCTTGCGCTGCTCGGCGCGCAGAATCTCCTGCTCTATTTCGGTCGTGGCCTCGTCGCGCGCCTGGCTGCTTGCGCGCGTGTAGTTGGCCAGTTCCTCGGGCGTCATCAGCGCCTTGATGCTGCCCTCGTACTGCTCAGACAGCGCCAGCGCTTCCTGCGCTTCGGTAATCGCGTCCTCGCTGGCAAGCAGCCGGTCAAACACGCCGCGCACTTCGGGCGACAGCTCCACGTTGAGGCGCGAAAGGTCGCGGTAGATGCCAGTCAGCCAGCGCTTGAAGCGGGCGAACGCGCTTTGCAGCTCAATGCTCGGCGCTTTGCCCTCGGCCAGATACTTCTCAAAGCCACGCGCGAAGTATTCATGCTGGTCAACCGTCAGCGGCTTGCCGTCCTCCGCACCAAGCCAGTCACGAATCACCGCAAAGTCAGACGACAGCTCAGCGCTAGCCTTGCCGTCAGCAACCAAGTCGCCAATTACCTCAAGATAATAGTGGCCCATTTCGTGAAGCACGGTTGAAAGGTCCGACTTCTTGCCCAGGCGAATGTCAAAGCGGCGCACGCCATCCCGGCGCGGCCCGAATGTGATAGAGCCTCGCGCGTTTTCTTCGCCGGATTGTTCCAGAATGCTCGGGCTTGCAGGGTCGAACGTGCCGCGATTGTTGGTCGCGCTCTTGATCTGCTCGGGCTGGAAAACGATGTAATGCTCTGCCCCGTCAAGGTCATCTTTTACAATAATGCCGTCGTAAGGATCACCAGCCCTGCGTGACTCAACAATCTGAGCAATAAGCTCTGCCCTGTTCCGGTCAACAAATTTAGTTGCCGACTGAAAGTCGGTGGCCTCGACGCGCAACGGGTTTTCTATTTTTAAGAACGCCTCAATAACACGCGGCGCACCATCTGAAAGCTCCGCATAAAGCTCTGCTTCGCTGCGTTTGCTGGTTAGGTGAAAACCAAAAGAAATACCTTTGTAGTTTTTTCCAATGGCCTGCCTATCAAATGCGTCAAAGTCGCCCCCGGTGCCGTGATAAACCACCAGCGGCTTGCCTTCGGCGTCCACAACCTTGCTATCACCAAACCAGCGTTTAAATGCCTCCGTTTCTGTTTGCGGCACTGACTGGTTCAGTGTTTGCGCAGCCAGCCATTTGCTTACATCCAGCACCTCGCCAGCAAACTCAAGCGGCACGCGCACATGCGCCTCGCTGCCAAAAGTGTCGTCTACCTGCAATTCCTCAAGCGGAATAGTGAACTCCAGAACCGTGTCGCCAAACTCTGACGCAGTGCCACCGTCACGCTTCGTGGAGAAGAAAAGGCCGTCTTCTGCGCCGGTCATCTGGCCGCTTGCTTGAATTTCTGCGGCTGCCTCGGCGCTAGTCCGGTGATACAGAGACACGCGACCATCCGGCGTGATAGCCGCGCCGTTGTCCAAAAGATCGGACGCCATAGCCTGCAGCTCGTCGTCGATCCCGCGAATCTGCGAAACGTCACCGACAGCAGACTGGTTCAGCGTCATCTGCTCAACGGCTTGCGCTGATTGCTCGATGGCCTCGCTGCGCATTTCTTCGCCGCCCCACGTCACGATTGCATCAGCGTCGGCAGTGTCGGCGCTACGGCTTGGCGGTATCAGCTTGGCGATTGCGTCAGTCATGTGCGAACGCGCCTCAACGGTGCGCGCTTCAATCTCGCCAGCAAGTCGCTGGTAAACATCCAGCGGCATAACGTCGTCGATGTTTGTGTTTGGCTTTTCGTCAAAGCCAGGCACTTCAAGCATGGCGCGGTTCATGGCCTCGTCATACTGCGCAAACAACGGCGAAGCCATTGCCTCGTCGCTGAACGCATCGCCGTACTCAGCCACCAGCGCGTCGCGCAGCTGGTCAATTTCGGCCTGCGCTGCAGCTGCCTCCGGGTATTGCTCAGCCCATTGCGCAAGGCGGAAAGCCTCATTGTCCGCACTGATTTGCTCGCGCATTCCTGGCTGGCTGGCGATCAGGTCATAAGAGCCGCCGCTTGCAAAGCCTTCGATCTTTTGAATTACATGCTGCAGCTCATGCAGCACAACCTTGCGCAGCTCTCGGCTGTCAGCGTCACCCAGCACAATAACCGGCTCACCGGTACGCAGGTCGATAGACACAGCACCAGAAACGCGCGGGCCAAGTTTCTCCGGTGCGTAAACTGCACGAACGCCTGCAAGTTGCGGATACGCCTCGTAAAGGCGCGGATGGTCCAGCAACTCGCCCACAGTCGCCCAGCGGTTCGCACGCAACACCTCGCCAGCGCCGTCCATGTACATGCTGCCGTCGTCATCGTCGGCCAACGGGTTAGGCTCGCCATCCATTGCCAGCATGCGGTCAACAACAGAGTCGCCCAGCACCGGGCGCAATGTGTCCGGGTCTGTTGTGGTCAGCTTCACGATTTGGTTCGGCGTCACCATGCTTTCGGTGGCTACGTCTGCCGTCCAAATTCCGCCAGCATTGCGATAGATCACCGAAAGAATTTGATCACTACCGAATTGCCCGGCCTTCATGGCGTCCAATGCGGGCATGATCTTGGCGTCACCATCGGCAATCTCAAAACGCCATTTGCCGTCCGCGCCCTTAAACCACCCAGTATCTTGCCGCACCTGTTCGGCATCCGCGCCGCTTTCCAGCATGGCCTTGGCGTCAATCAGCGCCTGCTCGTTTGCCGTCAGCGCGCCGGGGCCAGCGAACTGGTTAAGCATCTGCTCGCCATCTGCTGCCGGCTGCTGGCCAGTCAGCAGCGCCCTAATGTCCTCGTCCAGCGCTGTCTCCAGATCGATCCCTTCACGGTCCAGAAACTCCTGCAGCGCATCCAGCGCAGCGGCTTGGTCGCGCAACGTGGCGTTTTCCTGCTCAACGGAATAACGCGGATTGCCTGCGGCTTCCTCGCGCAACGCTTCAATCAGCAGGTTCGGCGTCACTTCCTCGCGGGCCACGTCAGGAAAGTACCCGCGTTCCCATGCGGCCATTGCCGCGTCGTCAAGCGACTGCCCACCCGGCCGCGCCAAGCGGTTACGACCAACGCGGCCAACGTCCACGTCAAAGCTGGCAAGGTCGCCCCCGGTATCGTCCAGTCCGCCACCGGCAACCAGATACTCGAGTAACGTCTTGCCGAACATATCGGCAGACTGCGGCACGTCACCGGCACGCAAGCGGCCCAGCATCAGCGTCAAGTCATCACCACGAATACGCTGCACTTGTGGCGGCAGCTCGCGGGCGATGCTCAGCGGGTTTGCCGCCATAACGTCCTGCACGGTCTGGTTTGTTTGCTGCGCCAGTCGGCTCATAACGGCCGCGTATTGCCGCGCAGTGGTATCAGCCGCGCCACGCTCGTAACCGGAAGCCAGCAGCTGCCCCATCACGTCAGAGTATGCCGCCGCCGTCTGATCGACTTGGCCGAACTGGCTGGCCATCTTTTCCATTTCAGCGATCTGCTGGCGGTCCAACTCCTGCACGTCGTCAAGGCTGTAGTCGTTGCCAGCCACGCGGATGCTGCTCGACAGCAAAGCGTCATGCTCAGCCAGATAAGCCAGGTAACTGCTGTTTCTCATGCGGATCGTGCCGCCCAGCTCGACCTGCGCGGAGTAGTGCGCGGGATCGATGCCCACGTTTTCCAGCAGCTCGGGAATGTTGACCATGCCCGATTGGTTCAGCTCCTGCAGTTTGCCGGCTGGTATCTCGATAAATTCGTTAGGCTGGCCTGCCAGTTGCTGCCCGGCGATAGCGTCGAAACTGGCCGGGTCATTCTTGCGCGTAGACGATTCCAGCGACTTGGCGACCAGATCACCCTGCAGCACGGCCGCACGCTCAGCGCGGCGCGCCTGGACCATGTGATTGGTGAAGCGCTTCCCGGCAAACACACCCGCCTCGGGGCCAGCCATGAGTGCGCCAACGATGCCCTCTAGCACGACCTCTTTGCCGTCCACGTCGCTCAACTGGCCACGCTCTGCCACCTGGCCAGTGAACTCGCCCAGCGCTTCCAGCGCGCCCTGCGCCGGCACCTGAACGCCTGCGTTGATCCACTCACGCGCGCCCTGGCTGATTGG